AAGCACCTCGACAGGTGTTTGACGAGGGCGGAGTACAGTCGGTCTGGTCTGCCGGCTTCGCAGCCGGTTTCCAGATCGGTACACATCCCGAAGATGTTCCGGGGAGTGTATCTACTCTTGTTCGATGGCGAGTCACTACGTCTAAAGGAGGATGTTGATGTACAAGCTCTTCTTTTATTGCGCCAACTTCTTTACGGCGCTAAGAAGGCTAACTTTCAATGCAGCGACCTCAATGTTAAGCGAGAAATCGCTAGCTTTGTGGAAACTGACGATCAGTTGCCGGATCCGCCGGTCGAATGGACCTCGGATCAGCAGGACGAAACCGTTCACCCCGCCAGCGTCGAGAGACAGCCGGACGGTGGAATCTACGGTTTTGAAGAGGGTCGCTCAAAGCGATCCCCGTCTCATACACGCAAATTGTTCTCGAACGAAATGCGGTATGTGTCCAAACTTGCCTCGCTGCGAGAGCAGGAGCAAGTGGATGGCCATAGACTGAGCCATCCATCTGGTCGTAACCTTCTGGCGATGCTCGACACAGTGGTCGGCATCGTTAGTACCACCCTTGGGGCTTTTAGCCCCTTGGAGTGGGACTTTAGGCATGGACCCGGCGTTGTCTCAGATAAGCGACCAGGCGAGAACCGTTATCGGTTTACCAATTGGTCGCCCATTCTCGAGACCGCATTCCCTCTTGCGGATTGTGCGTTCCACGATTACGCGAGTTGGATTGACAGGATCACGCTTGATTCCGTCGAGGAAATTTATCCAAACTCACGGTTGATAGCGGTTCCAAAGAGCTATACGAAGCCCAGGCTAATCGCCTCGGAACCTTCGGAGCACATGTGGACCCAGCAAGCGCTGGGCTCCTATTTTCATGCGCGTGTGGCAGCTACGTGGATAGGGCGTTTCGTCAAGTTTGACGATCAGCGCCTGAACCAGAAGCTCTGTCGCAAAGGCTCGCGGACCGGTAAGCTCGCCACCATTGATTTATCGGCGGCTTCTGACCGACTGTCCTGTCTAGCCGTAGACTGCTTGTTTGGGGCTAACCCCTCACTCTTGCAGGCCCTACGTGCTGTGCGAACCCAGTTTTGCGAGGTCCCTGACAAGGGACTGATGCGGTTGCGTAAATACGCAACGATGGGAAACGCTACTACCTTTCCAGTGCAGAGTTTGATGTTTTTAAGCATTGCCCTCACGGGCGTGTTAGCCTCGCGTGGTTTGTCACCTACGCTGAGGAACATTAAGCGTCTCACGAACAAGGTGTCCGTCTTTGGCGATGACATAATCATCCCCACAGAATCCTGGGGGAGTGTCACTGCGCTCCTTGAGGTCCTCGACTTCAAGGTAAACGTCGACAAGAGTTACTCGGAGGGTTTCTTCCGGGAGTCTTGCGGCGTTGACGCCTACAGGGGATCAGATGTGACCCCTGCTTATTGGCGTGGCGTATACACGGAATCACCTGAGTCTTACGCGATGACGGTAGATGTTGCGAACAACTTCTACAAGAAGTTTCTAGTGACTACTGCTGAATATTTGCGGTCGACGGCTACGGGGCGCATTCGCTTCCCCGTAGTGCCTGTGGACTCTGGTGCCAGCGGTTGGTTCTCATTCGTTGAACCGGAAACTATCGCCCTTAAAACGCGATGGAATGAAGGTTTACAGCGAGTGGAGTACCGGGCCCCTTGCTTCTACGCAAAGGTCCGGAAGAAACCGATCACTGATGACAGCGCTCTGCTACAGTTCTTCACTGAACACCCGGATCCTGCCATACAATGGCAAGGCGGGGTAGCTGAGGCTGCGGTGCTTAAAATTAAGCATCGCTGGGTTTCCGAGCAGTCCTTCATGGCTTCTGCGCCATCGATCGACCAGCTGGAGGCCCTTGGCCGTTGGCGTGATAGAGGGGACTTCGCTAAGCCCCTCGCATGCCGTTGACCTATAGCCTTACAGCGCAAGATGACGTTGCAGGCTTGTTCACCTCGATGGGGAACAAGCCGCAGAGCGTC